TGAGGTCTTCGCAGGCGTTGCCGTAGACGCCGACGATGGAGACCGAGTTGTTCTGCCCCGCGAAGCTCGTGCCGTAGATGGCGCACGCTGCGGAGGTCGCCGCGCCGCCGTCGACCGAGACGTGCCGCGTCGTGGCTGCCGCCGGGTTGCAATCGAGATTGCAGCCGAAAAGGCGCACGTTGCTTGCGCCGTCCGTCACGCTGACGTTGTGCTGCACGTTCGAGCGACACGACGCGCCCACGACCGTCACGCCGCTCGGGAAGATGCCGCCGTCTGCCGCGACGTGGACGCCGTGCCGCCCGTTGTCCTCGAACGTGCCGCCGGTGATCGTCGTGAAGTACGCCTCTTGCCCGATGAGCACGCCGTCGAACGTGTTCGAGCGCGACCACACGTCGCTCAGGGTGTTGTGCGCGCCGCGCTGGATCTTGATGCCGTCCGAGCCGCAGTCGAAGAGCTCGAGGCGCTCGAAGACGCTCTGCGAGGTGTAGTCGGTGAAGATGCCCTGCGTCGTCCCGAGCTGGCCCTGGATCGTCATGTCGCGGATGCAGAGCGACACGTTCGCGATGATCGGGTTCCCGACCGACGTGATGCACGGACCCGCGCCGAAGTTGCGGATGACGGTGTTCCCGCGCCCTGCGCCGTAGAGCGTCTTCCCTGCGGTGCCGTTGAGCACCTGAATAGAGCCGCTCGTCGGCGTGCCGTCGTTCGTGACGTAATACGCGCCCTCGGGGAAGTACACCTCGTCCGCCGCTGCAAGGGCCGCGGCGATCGACGACGTAACGTCGATCAGGAGCGTCCCCGCCTGCACGTCGGCGATCTCCGAGGGCGTCATGAAGTCGAAGACGGAGACCGACTCTTGCAGCTTGCTCGTGAGCTGCCGCACCGTCGACCCGATGCCGCCTTCGGTGTACTCCACACGGTCTGAAGAGAGGCCGCCCGTCGTCGCCGCGAGCGGGATGCGCACCGTCGCGTTGAGCGACGAGAAGACGAGCAGGTTCTCGGCGTCGTTCACCGTCACCGAGAAGTCGTCGGCGTCGACGTAGAGCCTGCACGCTGCGCCCTGGTACTGCGGGAAGCCGTTCAGCGTCCGCACGGGTTGCGCCGCCGGGATGGTGAGCGCCGCGTCGACGTAGACGGGCACCTGGTTCGCCCCCGCAGGGAGGCCCGCCGTGCCGAAGTAGAGGAAGCCACCATCGAGCGGCTGCCCGTCGCGGTCGTGGAACGTCGGGAATGGCTCGGAGACGGAAAAGGCGCTCATGGGGTCGGCTGCTCCTCGGTGGTCGTGCGTGCGGTCATCGCACCGGCAACCCGCTTCAGGATGGCGGCTTCCTCGGGGCTCCCGACCTTGGTTGACGGGAGACGTAGCAGAAGATTCCGCACCATGGGCGACTCGTAGAGGCGGGCCATGAGGCCGGCGCCGCCGAGGGCTGCTGCGCCGCCGAGCGCGCTTCCGCCAACCTGGCCAGCGGCGAGTGCGGTGACGGGAGCAACCGCCTGCACACCCGTCGGCGGCGCGACGCCAGCCTCAGCGGCGCGGCGCGTTGCACCGAGCACGCGCGTGAGCCCCTCAATGCGCCGCTTGTCGTCGCCCTTGAAGAAGATGCCGAACTGAGGACCGAGCTTGTCGACCTGCGAAACGAATCGCTCGACGCTTAGCACGTCGTTCGTCGTGGCCTTTTCTGCCGCCTGCGCGAGAAGAGCGGCCTTCGCGTTCTCGCGCCCCGCGTCGCTCAGATTACGATACAGGGTGCGCACCTCGCTCGGCTTCGATGAGAAGAGGATTTGCCGAATCGCCTCCGGCGTCTCGGTGCCTTTTGCGAGAGCAGATTTGAGAGCGCCCGTCTTGAGTTCGCCGGCGAGAGAGGCGAGCTTCTTGTTGGCGTCGGTCCACTTCGCGATGTCTTGCGGTTGCCCGTTGTCGCGGATGAAAGCGCCCATGTCGTCGCGCAGCGCGCCGTAGATGGAGGAGAGCGCCTTTTCGCCAGTGGTGCGAACGCTCGCAAGTTCTGGCGCCTTGAACGCCTCGCCGAGTTGCTTGCGCAGGTCTTCGACGTTCGCAAGGTTCTGCCCTTGGATCGACTGCTTCCAGTCTTCGAGGCGCTCGATGACCGGACGAAGCTCCTTCGTCTTCAGCGCGGTGAGCTTGCCGATCTGCTGATCGATTGCCGCGATTGCGCCTGGGACTGGAACGGTGCCAGCCTGAGAAAGACGGTTGATCACGTCGCTCTTTTGCGAGGCATACTTGCTAAGCGCCGCTCCGCGGGTTGCCTGAAGATCGGCCATCACCGCGTCAGACGCCTGTGCCGCGGAGCTTGCCCCGAAGTCGCTGAGCACGTCTCGGACTGCGCTCACCCGCGCCGCCTGCTGCGTCTCGCGCACCGGACCCGTACCAACGAACGGCACGCGCTCGCCGATCGCCTGCGCAGCCTTGCCCATGAACGTGCGCGGCGGCGCAACGTCGCTTGTCATCAGCGGCACGCCGACCTTCTCGGCTTCGGTCACGAGAGCGCGCTCGGCTGCGTTCGCCTGCGACGCCGGAATGACCTGCGTGCGCGCAGCGCGAGAGCCCGCCATGCCGCCGATGAGCGCCGCAGCAGCCTGGCCACCGACGCCGAGACCAAGCTCGGAGGCTGCTTGCGCCGCGAGGCCGGAGCCGACGCCACTCGCAAGCTGCGCGGCAGGCTGTTCGGCGAGGATGCCGCCCGCAGCCTGCGCGAGAGGCGCAGCAGTCTTCGCGAGCGCCTGGCCTGCGCCGACGCCGGTGGCCACGTCTGACGCGCTGCCCGCTGCCGACTGGAAGAGCCGCTCGATCGCCGTGCGTGGCTCGGCGACACCGGCGCGCGTCATGAGCTCGTTGAGCTTCTCGACGAACGGCTGGTCGACGCCGAGCACCTTTGACGCGAGGAGAGCGCCGCCGCCGAGGGCCGCGCCAACGGGTGCGGCAACGCCCACGAGCGGGGCGGCGAGCGCGCCAGCGCCAGCAAGAACGGCAGCAGGGGCGACGCCGCGCGTGATTGCGCCACCGATGCCCGCGAGCGTCGTCTCCGGCTCTACGACCTGCCCTGCGCCCTCGGGAAGCCCCGTAGGCGTGCCTGCGCGCGGCGTTGCGTAGGTCGGCTCGATGCCGACAGGCGCGGCGGGTCCGCCGCCGTACTTCGTGTACGATTCGCGCGCCTGCTCAAACGACGAGGGCGAAGGGGCTTTCGCCTGTGTCTGCGTCTCGGCGACGCTTGCAGAACGCGCCGCCCGGTAAGCCTTGGCCACCGTCTCGAATTCGGGCGTACCCTTCTTCGCAGCGTTGGCGACGATCCACTTCGCGTAATCCTCGGCGCTTGCCATCACTTACTCCTCGCCAAGAATTGCATTTGCCGCGTCGAAAATGTTCGAGGGAGGTGCAGCGCCAGCGCCGCCGCCAGCGCCGCCCATCATGCGCTGCGCCTTCTCCATGCCCTTCTTCGTCGTGTCTTCGATGTACTGGATATTTTTTTGAAGCTGTTGCGGCGACTGCGTGAGGCTCAGGTTCGCAACCGACGCAGTGAGCTTCTCGCCCTCGCTGTTCGATAGCGCACCCATGCCTTGCATCTGCTTGATCTGCGTGAGGAACTGCTGCGCCTTGAGCGTCTCAATGAGGCTTTCAACGTCTTGCGCTTGTGTGGAGAACGTCGGCGATCGTCCGGCTGCTGGCCCGGCGATTTGATCAAACACGTTCGCAGCGAAGCCGGTTTTTTCAGCAGCTTTTCCGATCAAGCCGCCGCCGAACGCAGGCTTAGAGCCGAGCTCCTTGATGCGCGCAACGGTGTCGAGCACCCGCTGACCCGCTTCAATCGTGCCCTGCGCGCCAGCCTCGCCGCTCTTCGCGCGCGCCTCGGCTCGCAGCTTCTCGGTCTGCGCAACGACTCGATCGCGCTCCGCAGGCGTCATTTCTCGAATGCGGTCAACCTCGGCGAGCGACTTCTTCGCGCTCGCGTACGACGCGCCGGCGGCAGCCTTCGCGCTCGTCGTTTGCGCACCCTTGAGCGCGATTTCAGCCTTCTCGACCTGCTCTTGATACTGCGCCTTGACTTCGGCGATCTTGCCCTCGGCGATGGCCTTGGCAATCTTGCCAGGGGCCATGGCTTCGCTCGTTCGCATCTCCGACTGCGCTGCGACGCTGTTGATGAACTCCTTGCCGCCAGGCAACGCCGAAAGGGTCGTGCCCACGAAGAGCTCGGCCTGTTCCGGGCTGATAGCGGCCATCTCGGCAGCGTTCTCGTACGCCTTCGCGTTCGCTTCGTCGCCAGCGTTGCGCGACGCATCCGCACGCTGACGGAGAAGCGTGTTCGCCGTCTCGCGATCGCCGGAGCGAAGCGCGCTGAACACCTGCCCGCCGAACAAGAGCTCTTGCTTCTGCTGCTCCTTCGTCTTCGCTTCGAAGCCTGCGCGGATGTTGTCGGCCTGCTCCTTTGGCAGCGTCGCCGTAAGGCGCTCGTAGTCGGCGGCGGTGCGCTTCTCGCTCGGCGTCTCGTAGAACGCCTTTACCGCGTCTTGCTGGTCCTTGAGCATCTGCGCCTTCGCCCGGAGCGCGGCGTTCTCAAGATCCGTCTGCCGACGCTGAGCCGCGAGCAAGTCGGCGCGTTCCATCATCGAAGCGAGCTGAACGCCCTGCTGAAGACCGCCCGTTACCGCTTCCGCGGGGTTGGGCACGTTGAGCATGTAGCTGAAAGGCTGTGCCATGATGTTCCTCGTTCACGCCTTAGGGGCGAACGGCCCCTTGCCCATCGCACCGAGGCCGCCGAGCATACCAAGGCCGCCGCCGACACCGCCGAAGATGTTCGCCATGCCTTGCCCCTGCGCGAGCGCGGATCCGGCCTGCGCTTGCCCGATTGCGCCAAGCTGGCCCATGACGCCCTGCGCGCCCTGCTGGCCGTAACCTGCGGCGCCGAGCGCGCTCTGCTGCCCCATGCCTGCGAGGCCGCCGAGCTGCGCCATCTGTTGCTGAATGAGCTGCGAGAGCATCTGCGGGCGGAACTGCGCAAGCGCGGCTTGCGTGTTGCCGCCGCGAAGGCCGCCGGTCGCGCTGGCGTTCTGAAGGATTGCCGTCTCGCCCTGCTCGACCATTGCCTGAAACTGCGGCGACGCTTCAAGCTGCGCGATCGCCGCTTGCTGCGCCTCGGGCCCACCGAGGCCGAGAAGCGCCTGCTGCGCGCCGAGCGCGCCTTGCCCCGCTTGCATGTACGGCGCGAGCAGGCGCTCCATCTCGGCCTGTTGGCGACGCTGCTCGGCGATCGCAGCCTGCGACGCTTCGCGCTGAGCGCCGGAAGCCTCTTCGGCGGCGCTGGTTTGTGCGAAGTAGCTGCCGACCCCAGTGATGAGAGAACCTCCAAGGACGGAAGCTGAAATGGGATCAGGCATGTTCGAACTCCTTCAGATAGTCGTCGAGCGTCTCGCCGTAGAGGTGCATGACGAGGTGTGCTTTCGACTTGGCGACGGTTGGACCGTAGCAGAGATTCAGCACGACGAGCACCACGTCGTAGAAACCCGCGCGCCAGACGAAAGACTTGGCGTCTGCGTAGCCGTCGCGCTCCACGAAGTCGGACGCCTGCCACTTCAGGATCATCGTCGAGAGCGCCCCGCCGAGCGCGTGCGCGTGCGCGAGAAAGAACGGGTGACACGGAAGGGCGACGAGCGTGTTCCAGATGAGCGCGTCGAGCTCCGCTCGCGGCACCTCGTCACCGTCGGCGAGGTCGTCGAACGCCTGGATCGAACGCCACACGAGCAGGAGCCACTCGCGCGCGGGCGCGGGTAGCTCGAGGGCTTCGCGTAGCTGGTATTCCAGCGCGCTCGACGAGTCGACGGAGCCCATCAGTCGCCCTCGAACTCCTTCTCTTCCCACGCCTGGCACGAGCGAAGGTCGTGGCAGACGAACGAGAACTTCGTGCAGAAGCCACGGAAGCCCGCGCCAACGTCCCACTGGTTCCAAGGGATGCGCTCCATCTTGAGCTGCGTGTCCGGCGTGTTGTCGTAGTACTCGCAGTTGGAGCAGCGACGACGGCGCGCTTCGGCCTCGTCGACCTGCATCGCCTTCGCGAGCCCGCGCCAGTACTCGCCGTTTGCGCCGCGCTCGTTCGATGGCTGCTCGGGACCGAGCTGCCAGTCTTGGATCACCATGAGCGTGTTCTTCTTGTTCTCGCTGGTCGACGGGAACGGCTTTTCGACGGGGATTCCGAGCATCATCATGGTCTGCACCTCAAGTAAACAGGACGCCGTTCGCGGAGCCGTAAAGCGCGGTCGCCGCGCTGCACTGCCACTGAATCAGCTCGCCGGGCATGAGCAGCGCGCCAATGACCTCCGGGCAAAGGTACGTCTCGCCGGGGAGGATGGTCTTCGTGTCGATGCGCTCCGACGCGCCGATCGGACCGAGCCAGATGGTCAGCGTCACGTTGTTTGCCGTCGTGTTCGTCCACGCCATGTAGTCGATGCGCGTCTTTGCCGCGGTCGACGTGTAGGCGGTGCCCTTGACGTTCGGCACGAAGGCCGGGGCGATGATCTGCGAGGGAGTGACGGCCATGGCGCCTCAGATGTTGTCGGTGACGGTCAGAATGACGGAAGGGATCTCGGGGACAACGCCAGCCGCTGGGAAGTGCTCCATGCGGACCGACACGTTGTCGACGGCGTACACCAGCTCAAAGTAGTCGCCAGGCTTCAGCTCTAGCACCCAGTTCCACGCCGCGACCAGCTCCGCGTTGTTTCCCTGAATCCGCACCTGAGAGGCCGAGTCGGGCACGTCAACGCCGGAGATACGCGGCCAAATCCACATGATGCGCGCGTTCGGTGCCGTGTTGTCGAGCTGCGCGGAAAACTGGAAGTTGTAGAAGTTGCCGTCAGCGACGTAGATGCGCGAGGTGTTCACCGAGTCGCGCCAGACGCCGCGCTCAACGTCCACCGTGTCGAAGGTGACGGGATAAGCCACGTTCGGCAACAGGGCCACCTGGTTGACGTTCGAAGAGAACGTGCCGAGCCCCTTGCGCTTCAGCGGCGGCGTCGGCGGCAGCGTCGCACCGACCATCGCCAGCTCAGAGACGGCGTTTAACGCGCGTTCGGCAGCCTGAGCGATGGCGAGGGCGTTCGAGGCTTCGATCGCCCCATCTTGGGCCAATTGCGCGACGACACCGGCGAGTTTGTTGACGCCCGCGAGCGCCGCGCCGGCGTCGAACGTCACCGCGTCGAGGCCCGTCGTCTGAATCTCGTCGACCGCCGTGAAGAGCAGCTCGAATTGACGGATCTGCTCGTGCTCGACGAGGAACTTCGCGAGCTGGTCGCGGGTGAGGCCGAGGCGTCGAATCGCCATCACCACACCAGCGGTTCGAGGGCGGCTTCGAGGCGCGCGATGGGCAGATGCGCCCACGAGTCACCGCGGAAGCGTTGAATGCGGAAGCGACGCATCGAACCCTGACGGCGCCAGGCGATGCGGTGCTGGCGAGCGCCGAAGGCGCCGACGCGAATGGTGTGGTCGACCGACCACGAGAGCCCGTCGAGGCTGTAGCTCGTCGAGATAAGCGGATCGGTCCCGAAGGGAACGGAGCCGGGGAGCGCGATCAGCTCGAGCTCGTTGAAGATGGCGCCGTTGCCCTCGTTGAAGACGATCGGCGTCGTCAACTCCCACCGCACGCGCTCGCCCCAGTGCGTCGAGACCGTTTGCACGAAGCGACCGAAGGCCGGGCTCGACGGGTCGCCGACGCACCAGCGATCGTAGGCCCAGACGAAGTTTCGCGCTCGATACTCGGCGAAGCCCTGAAGCGCGCTCGTGAGCACGAACCACACCGGAGAGCCGAGCGCCTTCGACGCCTCGCCGTCGAAGACGAGCGTGCGATCGGGCAGGTGAACGTAAAGGAACGCGTGCGCCTTGTCGTTGCGTGCTTCGAGCTTCACGCCTGCGAGCTGCGCTTCAGAGTACGTCGCGAGGATCTCGTCGATCTCCTGCGTCGAGAGCTTGTTCGCGACCGCGTTGGCTCCGATGTAGATGCCCGGCGCCTCGTTGCGCCCGCCACCGAGGAACGCGATCGCCTCCTGGTAGGCGCAGCAAGCGAAGGTGCCGACGCAACCCTTCATGATCTGCGCGCCCTCGATGCGCTGGAACGGGAAGCCGACGCCGCCCACGTTGTCGAAGACTTCGATCGTGTAGCGGTTGAGCGCGGTGACTTCGTTGCGCACCTTCACCAGCGCGACGACCGGATCGGGGTCCGCCTCGCTGCTCGCGTACTTCAGCGGGTTGACGGCGAACGGGTCGTTCAGCTCCGTGACGATGAGGAACTCGCCGTCCGTCGTCATGAAGTAGCCGTCGACCCAACAGAAATCGACGACGACGCCGAGGTCGGGGTCGGTCACCTGCGCGAGCGATGAGCCTGTGAGGTAGTAGAGCCGACCGCCGCTCGCGATCGCAAGGCGGTCGAAGGAGTAGTCAAACGTGACGAGACCGCCGGGGCCAACGTCGCCGAGGTCTTGCACGACGCCGAGCGGGTCGATGCGCACGAGCCTCGTGCCCATGACGCGGTACAGGTTGTTGTTCCAGTTGATGCCGCCTCGATCGACGCCCGGTCCCACTCCGTCGCTCACGATGCCGTCGCCGGGGCGCAGGTACGCCTCGCTGATGCCCGTCGCCTTCGGCACGGGGACCATGTTCACCGGGTACGCCGTCCGAAAGTCGGGCGTCGTCGTCGTGTAGATTCCTGCGAGGAGGGGGATCGCGGCCATCGTTACCACTTCACCTTGTCGGCCCAGTGGGCCGCGCTCATCTTGCCCTTGGCGATGTTCTTCGCGTGGCGAGCCTTGAAGGACGCGCGGCGCTTCTTGTCAGCGTCCGACTCTCCCTTCGACGGAGGCGAGCCGCTGACGCCCTGCTGCCCGAAGCGAATCAGCTTCTCCTTGCCACCCTCGCACGCCTTCACGACGTGCGACTTCTTCGGATGGCCCGGCGTTCGCTTCGGGCTGTTGCACTTGAGCGCGGCCTTCGTGGTGGCCATCAGTCGTTCGACGGCGCAGGGGCGACGGGAGCATCGGCCACCGGCGGCACGCTCATATCGGGAAGCGGCGGCGCGATGATGGCGGGCGCGTCGGGCACGATCTCGATGATCGTGAGGCCGAGCTGCTGCGCGGTGTAGGTGTACAGGTAATCGTCATTGGAGCCCCACGCGGCGTAGGCGTCGCCTGTCAAACTCAGCGCCCCGGACTGCATCTCCGCCCCATCGCTGGTCTTGAGGTGCCACCAGAAGAGCGCCGATGTTGCAGGGACAATGCTCACGTTATCGATCGTAAGCCTCGTCGATGCCTGTGGCCATGTGGAAACGGTCTGAATAATTGCAAACATGATTACACCTGATATGCGCCAGAGACGGTAAAGGTTGAGCTGGTCGTTAGACGTGCTGCAAGCTGATTTGCAGCAGTGCCCGAGCGAGTGCGCACGAGTGCGCTGGTTGCGGACGAGCCTAGCACCATAAAAAATGGACCCGCGTCGCCGGCAGCCGTCGCGTTTGCGTTCCCGACTCCAACGGTTTGATTGAACCCCGCGCCGGTCGCGGGAAGTGTAAACGAAAGATCTCCGCCCGTTGGGGCCGCGGTCACCGTGTACGAAATTTGTGCGAAGAAAAATACCATGCGACCGATACGTGTCGCGCTCGATTGGTCGACCGTGTACGTCACGGTTCCGCCCGTCCCAAATGTAACGGTTGGCGTCCAGTCATACGACGCAACGCCCTTGTCGAGTTCTTGGTAGCTGTCGAGCGTCTGCCTGTCCCCGTTGCCCGGCGTCGCGGGGAGCCTGAGGCCGTAGTTGGCCTGAAGCGATGCATCGATATAATTTCCGCTAATTTGCACAAGGTTGTTGTCCCCGAGCGTGCGGAAGAAATGATTCGTTGCGTTGAAGTAGTTGGCGCTGCCGATCTGAATGCGCATACCGGCAAGGGAGCCGGTGAAGGGTACTTCCAGCTTTGCGCTCGGACTCGCCGTGCCGATGCCGACGTTCTGCGACGCATCGATCGCAATCGCCAGCGCGCCTGCCGTCGAGAAGCGCACTTGGTTCGCGGCCGGGAAGTACATGCCGGTGTCGGTGTCGCTGCCCGTGAACGCGGGAGCGGCTGCCGACGTGCCGGTGGCGCGGATGGCCCCCGCGCCGGTCACGTTGGATCCGCTTACGGTCAGCGGAGAGTCACCAAGCGTCGTCCCCGAACTCCACACCGGGATCGTGCCGGTGGTGCCGGAGCCGCCGACGGGGGAGCCGAGCGGGGCGGATACTGCTTTGAGCGCCATATCAGAAGCCCTCGCCGGGGATGACCTGGAGCGAACCGCCCGCAGCCGCCGCGATGTGCGCGAAGAACTGGTAGCCGCGCTGCTTCGTGATGGTCTTCGTCTGGCCGGGAAGGATCGTGTAATCCGCGTTGAGCGACGCGGTGAGCGAGTTCGTCTCGCCGAAGCGAATCGAGCAACGCACCGCCGAGAGGTTGGTGATCTCGACCGCCGAAGAGTTGTTCGGGAACGCCTGCACGGCGCTCGCAACGCCAGGAGCAACGAGGACGCCCTTACCGTAGTCGGGCGCGAATGGCTGGGTGTAGTAGCTCATGGGTTTGGCCTCAGATCATGTAGGTGACTTGTGCGCGCAGCCCTTGGCCAGCGAGCAGCGAGAAGCTTGCAACGCCGGACTTCGCAAAACGAAGCGATGTCGCTCCTCCGGCCTTTGCGATGATAAAAAACAACGAGTCGAAAACGTAGGATCCGACACTTAGATCGACCGAAGGGTGGACCGAAGCTGGAATATTGTTGAGAAAGTCAGTCGCATAAGTGTACGTGAGCGACGAACCGGCAGCGACGACAATCGTGATCTCCAGCGTCACCTGGTTGCCCGTGCGCTGATAACGACAAGAGAACGTAACGGTGCCGACCACGCCCGTGCCGTTGTAGACCGGCGTGAAGGTGCCCTCGTCGTAAGCGTCGAGCGTGTTCGGATCGATGTTGATCGGCGTCGCCGGGAGCTTGATTCCCTGCCCCGTGCCGCTGGCGATGAAGCTCGTGCCGTTCGTCGCAAGCTGTACGTTGCCCGTCGGCGAGATGTAGAGTCGATCGCCGACGATGCCGCTTGCGCACGTCGAAAGCGTGATGGAGCTCGAGCGACCCGCCGCCCAGTTCGATTGCGCGTCGAACTGGATGCGCCCGGCCTCGAAGAAGCCCGTGCCGTCGTGCGCGCGCGAGATGAAGGCGCCGAGGTCGTCGCCGGAGACGACCGCCGCGGGGGTGAGCAGCGTTCCGCGCGCGATGTTGGAGCGGAAGCCTGCGGTGCCCGTCGTGCCGTCGGTGTAGTTTGACGCCTCAAAAAGCGCCGTGCGGGGCGCCGTGCTCGCCGCGTTGCAGACGGACATCGCCGTGTCTGCGTCAGACTGGAAATTGAACTGGTTGCCGTACACCACAAACTTCTGCCCGGGGATGGGAGCGCCGCCGATCGAGACCTCGGTGCCGTTGTCGCGCACGATCGAGTTGGCGAGCGTCGTTGGCGCCGTCCACTTCGGGAGGAAGTTCACCGTGCCCGAACCGACGCTCGACGGCTTCTCGGTGGTGTACCAAGCGACGGAAAGCACGTCGTAGCGCAGCGTCAGCGAGGCGCCGGCCTGAATGCCCGTCGGGGCGCCGTTTACCGCCGTCGCGCCGTTGAGCGTGAACGTGAGCGCGGTGACCTCCTGCGAGGTGAAGAGGACGACCTCTTGACCGTCTGCCGCGCTCGCCGCGGGCGGAAGGACGATCGTGCCCGTGGCCATCGTGCCCGTAGGCGTCAGCAGCACGAAGAGCGAGTTCGCGCCGGTCGGCAGCGTGAGCGTGAAGCCCGAGAGCGTCGGCGACGCGGTGACGCGCTCAAAGGCCGGGGACATCCACGCCTGCTCGATGTACGTGAGCAGCGTCGAGATCGACGCCTTGCGCGCGTCGCCGTTGCTTGCAGAGTACACGGGGATTTGATCGGACCCCGAGAGCTGGTTGAGTTGCG